AGGAGGAGACACCCAGTTCCTCATTTGGACAATAAAACCCTACCTGGGGCTAATCAAATGGGCTGACCGAGGAATCAAATCAATGAGATTGCAGCGGCTGAGTCCCAGACTCGCTACGGTGGACACGCGCAGGCTTCCTGTGCTGGAAACCAAGGCTGGCGCAACACCGCGCACCCGAGGCGATGCCTGGATGAAGAAGCGCCGACAAGTCTTGCTTGCTGGCGGCTTTGCGTGTGTGGACTGTGGTGCCATATCTGTGTCGAATGAGGTCGATCATGATACGCCTTTAGAGCAGGGCGGTACAGATGATTTTGCAAATTTAAAAGTTCGCTGTCCCGCCTGTCACAAGGCCAAGACAGCCACTGAAACGAAGCGCCGCTACGGCAAATACTGAGGAACCAACATGGCAGGCAAACCCGGCAAATCTGGTGGCTTGCGCCCCGGTGCTGGGCGTAAACCCGCCGAGGCGGTCAAACTGAGCATTCCGGTGCCCATCGCAGAGAACTTGGCGCACAAAGACCCCAAGGTCTTTCTGCTGGCGCTGATGAACGATCTGGAAGCTGATGTGAAGCTGCGGGCTGATGCTGCGAAGGCGCTGATGCCCTTCATGCACACCAAGTTGGAAAACACCATCAAGGCCGACAAGGCTGATGCGGCCAAGAAAGCCGGTGCTGGCAAGTTTGGTGCGGCGGCACCGCCAAGATTGGTAGCAAATAACAGGTGAGCCTGTTAAAATTGACGAAGCCCCGCAGGACTTGAGACTCCTACAGGGCTTCTAACCAAACAACCTGTATCAGAGGTCATCATGGCTGAGACAAATTTTACGCGCAGATGTATCAAATGCGGCGTCGAGAAACCTGAATTTGAATTCAACCGCAACAAGAGCAAATCTGGTGGTCGAAACTACGAGTGCAGGGCGTGTTGTGTTGAATACCGTAAAGCCTACCGCGCCGCTAACAAAGAAAAGTTGAAGGCAAACGACGCTGCTTATTACGCAGGCAACAAAGAACATGTTGCAAAGATAGTTGCTTCGTACAGAGAAGCAAACTCAGAGAGACTCAAGAAAGCAGTTGCTGAGTACCGCGTGGCTAATGCTGACGTGATAGATGCTTATCAGGCTGAGTACCGGGTTCGGTACAAGAATGAAAACCCTGAAAAGTATGCCGCAGCCAAAAAAGCATGGGCGAAAGCAAACCCTGAAGCAATTCGACTGAAGGGTCAAAGACGCAGGTTTAAAACCGAGTCTGCTGGAAGATTGTCCAAAGGGCTGGCTACGAAATTGCTCAAGTTGCAGCAAGGTCTATGCGCGTGCTGCGGAAAGTCACTTGCTGATGGTTATCACATTGATCACATCATGCCTGTCGCGCTTGGCGGGACAAATACTGATGACAACATACAGTTGCTTACTCCGTTGTGCAATATGCGAAAAGGCTCGATGCACCCTGACGAATATATGAACAAGCGTAGGCTGGAACTAAATGCAACCTGAGTGGACAACCGCGATGCCCGATTGGGGCGACAGGATACGCACAGGCAAGAGCATCATCCCGCCACCAATCTTCCCGCAAGAAGCGGAAGCGGCACTGGCGGTGTTCAAGGAATTCAGGATTGTGGATGCGCCGGGCAGTCCGCGTATTGGCGATGCTTGCGCCCCTTGGGTGTTTGAACTCGCTGCTGCTTTGTTTGGGGCGTATGACGCTGAATCTGGCCGCAGCTTGATCAAGGAAGTCTTCGTGCTGGTGAGTAAAAAGAACTCAAAAAGCACGATTGCCGGAGCCATCATGCTCACCGCATTGGTGCGAAATTGGCGGCAGTCGGCGCAGTTCGTTGTGATCGCGCCAACCACTGAGGTGGCAACCAATGCTTTTTCGCCAGCCCGAGACATGGTGGCGAAGGACGAGGAATTAGACGATCTGGTGCATGTTCAGGGCCATATTAAAACCCTGACGAATCGCACCACAAATGCGACTCTGAAGGTCTTGGCAGCGGATAGCAACACGGTTGGCGGCCTCAAGGCCGTGGGCGTGCTGGTGGACGAATTGCACCTCTTTGGCAAGATCAGTTCTGCCGAAGGAATGTTTCGTGAAGCGTTTGGCGGTTTGGCGTCACGACCTGAAGGCTTTATCGTCTACCTAACAACTCAGTCGGATGAGCCGCCAACTGGAGTGTTTAAGCAGAAGTTGGACTACGCCAGAGGCGTGCGTGATGGAAAGATTCACGATCCCGCTTTCTTGCCCGTAATCTTCGAACACCCTGACGACATGGTTGCCTCAGGTGATGCGTTGAAGTTGGAAAACATGTGGATGACAAACCCCAACATGGGGTTTTCGGTGGATCAGGAGTTCCTTGAGCGCGAGTTCAAGAAGGCTGAATCTGCTGGGCCAGAATCTTTTCGTGGCTTCATGGCAAAACATGGAAATGTTGAGCTTGGGATGAATCTCAGGTCAGACCGCTGGCCTGGTGCAGATTTTTGGCAGGCGCAAGGCACCGAAAAAGGCATGACCTTGGATGAATTGGTAAGCAGGTCGGAAGTGATCGACATCGGCATAGACGGTGGTGGTTTGGACGACTTACTTGGTTTGGCGGTGATTGGCCGAGATGCAAGCACCCGCAAATGGCTGCTTTGGTGTCGAGCATGGGCGCACCCGAGTGTGTTGGAGCGCCGTAAAGATATTGCTTCTAGGTTGCGAGAGTTTGAGAAGGACGGCGACCTAGGGCTGGTTAAACAAATTGGCGATGACGTGGCTGAAGTGTCTGAGATATGCGCCGTTTGCGAAGCAAGCGGGAAACTCGACAAGATTGGCGTTGACCCGGCTGGCTTGGGCGGCATCTTGGACGGAATGGTTCAGGCTGGAATCCCGGAAGAAAAGGTCATCGGAATCAGCCAGGGATGGCGAATTACAGGTGCAATACGCACCGCCGAGCGCAAGCTGGCCGAGGGCGTGATGGTTCACGCCGCGCAACCACTGATGGCCTGGTGTGCTGGCAACGCCAAGATTGAGCCTCGCGGCAACGCGGTGATCATCACAAAACAAATGGCCGGGTCGGCAAAGATCGACCCGCTAATGGCAATGTTCAATGCGGTGACCTTGATGTCGCTGAACCCGGAATCAACTGGAATAACCCAAGGCTTCGTTTTACTCTGATGAAAATACTCGACTCCATTGCCGCACGACTTGGTTACGGCAAGGTCGAGCCGCGCCCGCAAAACGTCACTTACTCCGAAGATGTGATGGAAGCCTTTGGGGTTATGCCCAACGCTTCTGCTGGGATGGCGGTCACTGCGGTGTCGGCCATGCGTGTTGCAGCCGTGTTTGCGTGTGTCCAGAAGATCGCAGGGGCTATTGCCACGTTGCCCATCCATGTCTACAGCACGGACGGCGACATCAAGGCGCGGCTCCCACGAGACGAACTTTGGTACAAGCTCAATGAGTCGCCAAGCCCCATGTGGACAGCGGCAAGCCATTGGGAATCTGTCAGCACCAACCAACTGCTTCGCGGTGATGGCTACGCGCTGATCCAGCGCAGCATGAACGGCGCACTGACCGGCATTCTGCCGCTGCCGTGGGGCATTGTCAGCCCAATGGCCCAGCCTGACGGCACGGTGCGCTACTACCTGAATCTGGCCGAGTTCGGCATGACAAACAAATGGGTAGCGCCGTCCGAGATACTGCACTTTCCGGGCTTTGGCTTCAATGGACTGACCTCCATGTCGGTCATCAGCTACGCCGCCAGAAATGCGGTTGGCAACGCCTTGGCGATGGACGACTACAGCGGCAAGTTCTTTGCCAACGGTGCCCACCCCAGCATGATCCTGAAGGCGGCGGGCAAAATGAACCCGGAGCAAGTCGCTGCGCTGCAAGCCGCGTTCATCAGCAAGTACGCTGGCGCGGCCAACGCGCACCGCGCCCCCTTGGTGCTGACCGAAGGGCTGGAAGCGCAAAACATCAGCATCAACGCCGATGACGCGCAACTGCTGGAGGCCCGCAAGTTCCAGGTCATCGACATTGCCCGCGCCTTCGGGGTGCCGCCGCACCTGATCGGTGAAACCAGCGCCAGCACAAGCTGGGGCAGCGGCATCGAGGCTATGTCACGCGGCTTTGTCACCTACACACTGCAACCCCACCTTGTTCGCATCGAACAGGAATTGAACCGCAAACTATTCCCCCGCAACACCGGCAAGTTTGTCCAGTTTGACCGTGACGCCCTCATTGAAGGCGACAGCGCGGCACAGGCCGCTTACAACCGCGCCGCCTTGGGCGGTCCAGGCACCGGCATGGGCTGGCTCAGTGTCGATGAGGTCAGAAAAACCAAAGGGCTTGCCCCTATGGGCGGTGTTTATGCCGAGGTGTTCGACCCACGCACCATGCAGACACCCGCCGAACCAACACCGGAGGCACCCGCCCCATGAAATACAACATCACATCCCTGCTGCTGGCGAACCCGCAATGGGAGCGCAAACCCGTCAATCTGGTGCAAAACGCCTCGGAAGCCTCGCTGTACGTTTATGACGTGATCAGCGCCGATTGGGGCGTATCTGCCATGCAAATTGTGGACGCCATCGCACAAGCAGGTGATGCCAAAACGCTTAACATTTACATCAATTCGCCTGGTGGCGATGTGTTTGAGTCCCGCGCCATCATGGCCGCGATTGACCGCTTCCCCGGCAAGACCGTTGCCCACATCGACTCTCTGTGCGCCAGCGCGGCCACCAGCATCGCACTGGCTTGCGATGAGGTGAACATGAATCAAGGTGCCTTGTTCATGATTCACAACGCCAGCGGCTTGGTGTGGGGCGACAAGACTGCCATGCGCGACACGGCAGACCTGTTGCAAACGATTGAGTTGTCCATCATCAAGGACTACACCGACAAGACCGGCAAGCCTGATGAAGAAATCATCGCCATGATGGACGCAGAAACGTGGATGACGGCAGACGCCGCCAAGCAAAACGGCTTCATCGACAACGTGATCGAAGCCAAGTCCAAAGCCAAAAACACTTGGAACCTGTCGGCGTTCAGCAACCCGCCGCCAGAACCGGAAACAGAAGCACCAGAACCCGCCTTACCAGCGGGTTTTTTTATGTCCGAAGCCAACGCCAACCGCTTGCGCCTCGCCTCTATTTGACGCTCTCGCGCCGAAGCCGCTGGCAGTCGGTCACTGCTAACCAAGGGGTCGTTTCGACCCTTTATTTTTGAAAGGCTCATATGAGCAATATCCAAGCCCTGCGCGAGAAAATCTCGAATCTCGCAACCCAAGCCAAAAACTTGCTTGCCGAAAAAGGTTCGTCCACCTGGACGCCCGAAGAACAAGCACAGTTCGACGGCTTCACCAACGAAATTGAACTGGCGAAAAACCAGATCAAGGCCGAAGAAAAGCTGCGCGAACTCGACGCCGACAAGTTCTTTGAGAACGTGTCCAACGTCAAGCCCGCTGAAACCATCGACGCAATGGCCGCTGTAGCTGCCTACATGCGCTTTGGCAACAACGTGTCGCCCGAGCAAGCCATTGCCATTCGCAACGCCATGTCCACCACGACCACAACCGAAGGCGGCTACACCGTCCCGGCTGAAATCGCGGCAATGGTCGTTGACGCCCTCAAGGCATATGGCGGTATGCGTGAAGTCGCCCAGATCATCAGCACCGCTGGTGGTAACTCGCTGAACTTCCCGACCTCTGACGGCACCGCTGAAGTCGGCGCGATTGTGGCTGAGAACGCCGCTGCATCCACAGGTGAAATCACCTTTGGCACCGTTGCTGTGAACCCCTACAAGTATTCCAGCAACAAGATCGCTCTGCCTGTCGAACTGATTCAGGACAGCGCCATTGACGTGGTGGCCTTTGTGGTGAACCGCTTGGCTACCCGCTTGGCCCGCATCACCAACACCCACTACACCGTGGGCGACGGCTCCAGCAAACCCTTCGGTGTGATGGCCCGCGCCGCCACCGGCAAGACCGGCACAACCGGCCAAACCCTGACGGTCATCTATGACGACCTGGTTGACCTGATTCACTCTGTGAATCGCGCCCACCGCGTTAACGGTGCCCGCTTCATGCTGGCTGATTCGTCTGTTGCCATCATTCGCAAGATCAAGGACACCACGGGCCGTCCGATCTGGAATCCGGGCGATGCAGAAGGCATTGCCGGAGGCGTGCCTTCGACCATCTGCGGCTACGCCTACACGGTGAACGATGACGTGGCTGCGATGGCTGCAAACGCCAAGTCGATTGCCTTTGGCAACTTCAACCAGTTCGTCATCCGTGACGTTGCAAGCTCCACCAGCATCCGTCGCTTTGACGATTCGGCCTTTGCGCTGAACGGTCAGGTCGGCTTCTGCGGCTGGACTCGCACCGGCTCCAACTTGCTGGATACCGCCGCTGTCAAGGTCTACGTCAACTCTGCCACCTAAACCGCAGAACTCAGTTCAAGCCCACTTCTCGGAGTGGGCTTTTTACTGAGTCGAAAGGATCAAACATGGCTACTAAAAAAACAGACACCGTTGACGCCTTCGTGCTGGTGGATTGTGTCTTTGGGAAAGCAGGCGAGGTTGTCACCCTGTCTGCAAACGACGCCGCTGTGGGCAAAGAAGCCGGGATGCTCGACCTGCACCCTGACGCCATCAAGGCCAACCGCAAAACCAAGGAATAAACCATGCCCTCCGCAAACAGCCTGTTCCTCCCCAAGCGCCTCGCAGACGCTTACTTCACTGGCAGCTACAAGATGCTGCTGGTGTCCTCGGCCCCCAGCGAGTCCGACCTGGACACCTTCGACTTCCGCAGCGACATCGCCAACGAAGTCGCGGCCAGCGGCACTTACGCCACGGGCGGCGCTGCGGTCACTTGCACGGTCAGTGCGGTGGACACGGCGAACAACCGCGTTTCGGTCACGTTTGGTGCGCCTGCTGCTTTCACCAGCGCGACCATCAGCGCCGTGGGCGGCTGGATTTACAAGGCAGTTGGCTCTGCGGCCACTGACGAACTGGTGACGTATGTGGACTTTGGCGGCACCGTCACCTCGACGGCTGGCACCTTCACCGTAACCCTGTCTACACCTCTGTACGTCAACCGATAAGGTTTTCGCGTGGCGCTGCAATACGTCGGTGGTGTCGCAAGTGGGCGCGCGGGTGCCACTGGCACCACGTCACAAAGCCTGACTGGCCTGACCGGCGGTATTGCATCTGCGCCCGCCGAAGGCGATTTTGTTGTTGTGTTTGTGTCGGTGGGCACGGCATCAGGGTATGTGCCGGCCACGCTGGCGATTTCTGGTTATTCATCGGAAACGATGCTTTCGGTGACGGCTGTTACCAACTATTCGTACAGCCAAGCCAGTTACAAGTTACAGACCTCGACGCCTGACACGTCGATCACTATCCCATCATCGGGCAATGCGCGTAATGCCCAGCGGTGGGAAGTGCATGTGTTTCGTGGGGTTGATACTGCTGCCCCGGCTGCGTTCACCACCGCCACCGGGTCTGGAACTGGCCGGCCCAACCCCGCTGCCATCACTCCCGGCACGGCTGGGTCATGGATCATGGCGATGTACGCCAGCGCAGCAGCGGCAGGTACTGCGTTCACAGCGCCAACGGACTTTGCGACGGATTGGCTGGGCGGCACAACGGCAGACACTTACGATGCAACGTCCGGTACGGGTTATTACACCGGCTGGACATCGGGGCCTTATGACCCAGCGGCGATCACCGCAGGCGGCACCACGGGCGCGACGGACAGTTGGACAGCCTACACGGTTGCCCTAAAGCCTCTGACATCGGTTGATGCCACCGGCACAGGCAGTTTGTCATCCAGCAGCCTGACCGCACCGGACACAGCGGCCACAGGTGGTGCCAGTGCCACGGGATCGGTTAGTGCCATCACGCAAGCAGCGCCCACGGCAAGTGCCACGGGTGATGCAGAGGCCACGGGATCGGTCAGTGAACTGACGCTGACAGCACCGACAGGCGAGGCCACCAGTGTGGTCATAGTCAACGCCAGCGCATCTGGAAGTTTGGCAAGTGTGGCGCTAAACGCAGCAAACGCAACAGCCACGGGCGGTGCGGCTGCAACGGCATCAGTGGCAACGGTCACGCAGACCGCACCAACGGCCACGGCAAGCGGAACAGCAACGGCAAGCGGCGCAGCGGCAACGGCCACGCTCACAGCGCCCACCAGCGCAGCCACAGGCGCGGCTTCGGCCAGCGGTGCGTTGGATGGCATCGACCTGACGGCAGTGACAGGCTCGGCATCGAGCGCGTCGGTGGTCAACGGCAACGCCAGCGCATCGCTGGTAAGCATCAGTTTGACAGCGGCCACGGCACAAGCGGTGGCAGACGCACAGGCCGAAGCGGTCTTTGCGGCATTGCAGATCAACCCGGCAACCGGCGCGGCGTATGGCACGGCCAACACCACCGGCACGCTGGCAGGCATCGTTTTGACAGGCATCACGGCCACGGCGCGGGGCACCGACCCCTCTGTGCCGGAACCGGGCGCCGTGGTGGGTGGCAGAACACAGACCAGCGGCAACCGCGCTGACAGATTTGGCTCAGACCGTGCCGCCAACTTGGGCGGCACCCGGTACACGGCAAGCAACACAACCCGCCCCGCAAGGGTCGCAAGGACAACACGCTAAATGGCACTCAAACTCATCACGGCTGCTACCGACCTCGCGGTCACGCTGGTCGAGGCCAAGGCGCATTTGCGCGTGACCGACAGCGACAGCGACACGCTGATCACCGCCATGATCACCGCCGCCACCGAGACTGCCGAGCAGTACACGGGCCGCGCCATCATGCCGCAGACCTGGGAGTTGACGCTTGACGCTTTCCCCGACGCGTTTGAGTTGACCCGCCTGCCCGTGGCCTCTGTCACCAGCCTCAAGTATTACGACGATGCGGGTGTGCTGACCACGCTCGACCCAGCCAGTTACGTACTGGACAACGCCGACGACTACGGCTTTGCCTACGTTGTCCCGGCCTATGACACCGAATGGCCGACTGCGCGGGATCAGATCAACGCTGTAGCGTTACGCTTTACAGCCGGGTATGCCAACGCAGCGGCGGTGCCAGAACCTATCAAGGCTTGGATCAAACTCACGTTGAGCGCCATGTATGAAAACCGCGAGGCCGAAGCCTATAGCAGCCGCGCCGTGTCGGCCACCGTCAAGATGTCGTTTGTCGATGCCTTGCTGGATCGTTACAAGGTGTGGTCATGAGCGCAGGCCAGCTTCGCCACTTGGTCGCCCTGCAAAGTCAGGTCGCCACGTTCGATGATATTGGGCAACCGTCAACGTCCTGGCTGACCGTGGCGTCCGTATGGGCTGACATTCGCTACCAGACGGGCCTCAGTGCGATTAAATCGGGTGCGGACGTGTCAGTGGTGCGGGCCAGCATTCGGATGCGCTACCGGGCCGTTAACGCAGGCCAGCGCGTGTTGTTTGAAGGCGTAGCGTTCAACATCGAGGCGGTGCAGCCTGATGTTCGCCGTGCTTATGTGGACTGCGTGTGCGAGGTGATCAATGCCCAAACTGCTTGAGTTCAAGGTCAGTTTCAACCTGCCTGAAATCCAGCAGCAGACCGACTACTTGCGGCACTTGGTGGAAACGTCGATTGTTGCCGCCACGCAAGCGGGCGCACAGGTGCTGTACGACGAAGTGAAAGGTCGCGCTCAAGGCTTTGCCAACACCGGCAACCTGGCCCGATCTATCTACCAGTACCGCAACAAGGATGAACAGCGCCCCGGTCACGCACAGTACAAGATCAGTTGGCGCAAAGGCGGCAAAGCCAAGGACGATGCTTCTGCGCCCACGGGCTTGCCGATTGCCGCCCACGGCATTCTGGTGGAATACGGTTGGCTGCAACGCTACCAAAGCTATGTTGGCAGCGATGGGCAGTGGTACACCGCGATTCGCCCTGAGATGCGCGGCAAACCGGCACCCAAGCGCCGCGCAGCGCAGTCGGTCAAGGATGCGTACTACGTTCTGCGTAAAGACGGGCCAGTGCAGCACTTGCCACGCTCGTTCCTACGCGCAGGCTACGAAGCCGGTAAGGCCAGGGCGCTTGACGCCGCCCGCATGGAAATGCAAAAACGAATCAACGCGGGGATGCTATGACGATTGAAGCCGACCTGTACTACGCGCTCAAAGGTCTGGTGGGCAACCGCTGCTTTCCCGACTTCGCGCCGCTGTCCACCGTCAAGCCGTACATCACTTATACGCAGATTGGTGGTGAGGCTTTGAGCTACACCGACAACACCCTGCCTGACGGCAAGCATGGTCGGTTTCAGATCAATGTGTGGGGCGATACGCGCAGCAGCGTGTCAGCACTCATGCTGCAAGTCGAAGCCACCATGATTCAGGCCACCGCGTTCCAGGCGCGGCCTGTGAGCGCACCCAGCAGCGACTACGACCACGACATGCTTGTGTACGGGTCGATGCAAGATTTCAACGTGTTTTCTACCCGGTAGAAAGCGCCACCCCGACACGAGAAAGCCCGCCCAAACAGCGGGTTTTTTCGTTATGCCCTCGCGGGCGCAACCAGCCTCGGAAACGAGGTTTTTTTTCGTCCACTAAAGAAAGGCCAAAAATGGCACAAGTCCCCACAGGCGCGACCTTTTACGTCGCTTCCGCATTCGGCGCAGTGAAAACTGTGACCGCTGTTTCCAACGCTGCCGAGGCAGTCGTTACCGCAACCCACGACTTTTCCAATGGCGACATTGTTGAAGTTACTTCGGGTTGGGGCCGCTTGAACAAGCGTGCCTTCCGCGTCAAGTCGGTATCCACCACTGTGTCGTTTGTGCTGGAGGGCGCAGACACTTCCAGCACCGCGTTCTTCCCGGTTGGCACTGGCATTGGTACTGTGCGCAAGGTTTCCACCTTCACGCAGATCACCACCGTCATGTCGCCTTCAAGCTCTGGCGGCGATCCCAAAAACGTCACTTACAAATTCATCGAAAGCGATGTTGAGTATTTGATCAATGACGGTTTCAGCGCCACCAGCTACAGCATGGAACTCGACGCTGACTCGATTGGCTCTGCTGGCTACACCGCACTGAAAACGCTGACCGATGTGCAGACCGACACCATCATGAAAATCATGATGCGCTCTGGCTCCCTGCTGTTCATTCCCTGCACTGTTTCGCTGAACGAATCGGTGTCCTTCACCGACGGCCAGATCAACAAGGTCAAAGCCTCGTTCGCAGGCAACAACCGCCTTACTCGCTACTCCGCGTAAGCACCCCTGCACCTACCCATCTCGATTCGTCCTTCGTAGGGCGGTCGGGGTGGGCAAGGGCAATTTACACAACCCCTACGAAAGACCATCATGGCAAAAATCTCCCTCGGGAAAACCCCGAAAAGTTTCAAGCGCACCATCACCGTGGACATGCTCGACGGCACCAAAGGCTCGATTGAGTGCGAGTTCAAATACCGCACCCGCACCGAGTTTGGCAAGTTCCTTGACACCATCTTCGCTGATGCCGGTGTCAAGCCGACTGACGATGACGCCAAAGTCATCATTGCCGAGGTCATGGCAAAAACCCGCGACACCAACGCCGATTACCTGATCCAAGTGTTGGACGGCTGGAACCTGGACGAAGACCTCACCAAAGCCAACCTCCAGCAGTTGTGCGACGAGTTTCCCGGTGTGTCGAATCAGATCATGGAAACGTATCGCGTGGCTGTGACCGAAGGCAAAGCAAAAAACTGATTGAGGCCGCTACTGCCCTGTACGCATCCAAGCCCACCGAGGAATCCCTAGCCGGAACAGGTTTCACACTGGCCGACTTTGAAGATGACGAGGTGGAGGTTTGGGAAGAAAACACAGAAGTTTTCCAGTTGTTTGCGAGGCTTGGAACAAGATGGATGCACGGCATGAGCGGCCCTGTAGGACTACGGTACGAGGCGATATATCCGCTGCTTGACAGAATGAATTTATCCCCAGAAAAATGGGATGAAATGCTGCTTGATATTGAGCTAATGGAGCGCGCAGCTCTTGCAGAAATACATAAAAAAAGCTAAAATAGGCGAGCCTGAAAGGTGTACCACCACCTTTCAGGCTCTAAGCAAACAACCTGAACTAGAGGTCATCATGCCTGAAGAAATTATATGCTCCGCAGATAAACCGAAGTTCGATTACAGCATTCCACGTATATGCAAAAAATGTGGCGTCCTGTTTTCTGGCAGAGCGTGCAAAGACTGTCATAACGCGGCCAAAAGAGCAAGACGGCTAGCAAACCCGGAGGACGTACGGCAACGTGCAAAAACGTACTACCAAGTTAATAAAGAACGGATAAACAGTTATTCGTCTGAATACAGGTCAAAAAACCCAGAGGCCACTCGGGCAACAAAAAAGAGAACCGTTGAAAAGCACAAGGTTGCGCATAGCCTGAAGCAGAAGGCGTACTACTTAGAAAACAAAGAGAAAATGCTTAAGAAGGCATTTGCCTATCGGGAAAAAACAAAAGACAAGAAACGTATTGCAGCCCACAACTACCGCAAAGAGAATCCTGAAAAAGTTAAGGCTGCGTATGCAGCCTGGGCAAAAGCAAACCCAGAGGCCAACCGCGTAAGGGTGCAAAACCGAAGGGCTAGAAAGTTAGCTAACGGGGGTGAGTGCTCAAAAGGATTGGTGGATAAATTACTTATTCTGCAAAAAGGAAAGTGCCCATGCTGCGGCAATAGCTTGGGAAAGGATTACCACCTAGACCACATAGTTCCACTAGCTAGAGGCGGTAGTAATTCAGATAGCAATATGCAGTTATTGACAAAAGTCTGCAATATGCAGAAACACGCAAAAGACCCGGTAGATTTTATGCAAGAGCGTGGATTTCTAATTTAGCTAGTAACCAACTCAAACCCAAAGCCCGCGCCAACCACGCGGGCTTTTTTTATTAAGACTAAAAATGGCAGACGGCCCATCCTCGACGATTGTTTTTGACGGCGACAGTACAGGCGCAGTTGCGGCGTTGCACGCGGTAGACGTTGAGGCCAAGCGGTTAGCGGAGTCTCTGAAGCAAACGTCTGGGCAAATGAGGGGCGGGACTGAGGTTCCTGACACAGCCCCGTCTGTCAAGCGCCTTTCAAACTTGGCCGAGCAGATCAAGAAACTGTCTATTGACGCCACTTACGGTGCCCAATCTGTTCAGTCGCTTGAGGCGAAGATCGTAAAACTTGGCGGCGATCCGGCGCAATTTAAGCCGCTGCTGGATGCTTATGGGCAAGTACGCGCCGCCAAATTGCTGGCAGACGCCGAGTTCACCAAATCCGGCAAGATCATGACCGAGTACGGCATGGGGGTGAAAGCCACCAGTGCCGCACTGCGCCAAGTCCCCGCGCAATTCACCGACATCATCGTGTCCCTGCAAGGCGGTCAAGCACCCCTCACGGTGCTGCTGCAACAAGGCGGTCAACTTAAGGACGTGTTTGGTGGTGTTGGCAATGCGTTCAAGGCGTTGTCGGGCTATGTGCTGGGGCTGATCAACCCGTTCACAATTGCGGCTGCGGCTGTTGGCGGGCTGGCCTACGCCTACACCAAGGGTGCGGCTGAAGCCGAAGCCTACAACAAATCCCTCATCCTCACCGGAAACTACGCGGGCACCACGGCGCAAAGCCTGTCCAACATGGCGCAAGCCATCAGTCAGACAACAGGCGGCACTGTGGGCGGTGCAGCCGCGTCCTTGGCAGCACTCGCAGCCAACGGCACCATTGCCGCAAGCCAGTTCGACAAACTCGCTGTTGCTGCCACGCAGATGCAAAAGAGCACAGGCGCGGCTGTTGCAGATACGGTCAAGCAATTTGCCGAGCTTGCCAAAGAGCCTTTGTCGGCCAGCATCAAACTCAACGAAGCCACCAACTACCTGACAAGTTCTGTCTATGAGCAAATCAAGTCGCTCACCGAGCAGGGCCGTGTGCTTGAGGCAGGCGTGGTGGCACAAAACGCATGGGCCGACGCTATCAGCAACCGCACCCCGCAGATCGTTGAAAACCTGGGCTACGTTGAAAAAGCGTGGAAAGCCATCGCCAACGAGGCCAAGGGTGCAATGGATTGGGCCTTCGGCATTGGTCGTGAACCCGACCCTGTTGAAATTCTGCGCAAACAAATCTCTGTGCGCGAAGGTTTCATCCGGGACAAATACACACAGGCAGTTCCCACCGATGACGCCACTCTAAACGGGCTGCGCCAGCAATTGTCCTACCTGCAAGAAACAGACCGCATGGCAAAGCGCCTTGCCGAGTCCCAAGCCGCGTCAGCAGCCGGTGTCAAGGCACAGGTCGAATTTGGCAAAGAGCGCGACAAGTACCTGTCAAAGCAAGTGCAGATGGAGCGCGAGATTGCGGCTGTGCGCGAGAAGTACAACAACCAGCGCCCCGAAGACCGCAACCCTGCCGAACTCGCCGCCGCTATTCAAGGCATTCAGGAAAAGTTCAAAGAGACTGCCAAAGCCCAAAGCGAAGCCTCAAAGGGCTTGGCGCTGTACAACGACTTGATGGCAACTTCCGTCAAGGTGTCGGCCAACTTCACCGAAGACCAAAGCAAGCTCACCGCTGCCTACGGCGCGGGGGCCATCTCGCTTGAGCAATACCAAGCCGCCATGACGGCGCTGGTCGCTAAACAGCCCTACATGGTTGCCAACCTGAAGGCAGAAGCCGATGCCGTCAGGGAAGCGGGAAAGGCATACGAAGACTCTGCCAAGACGGCCATCAAGTATTACGAACGCATGGCAAAAGACAACGCCACGCTGGAGAAATCCAACGCCTCGTTGCGTGCAGAAGTCGATGCCATCGGGCAGTCTGCCGCCGCCAAGCAATTGCTGGCCGAAGCCCGTAGCAATGCCGCCATTGCCGCCGCCGAGGAAAACCTTGCGCTCATGAATCTGCAAAACAGCAGTGAAATGGAAATCCAGCAGGCCACCAGGCAGGTTGAACTCTTGCGAGAGCAGGCATCGCTGCGCCGGCAGGGTGTTGTCAACAACGAAGCCAACGACCTCGCAAAAGCCAACAAAAAAGCCGCCGAGGAGTCCAGCAAGTATTGGGAAGACGCCCTGATGAGAGCTTTTGAGTCCGGAAAAGGCTTTTTTCAATCGCTTTGGGACACCATTAAAAACACGTTGAAGACGCAGGTTCTCAAGGTCATGGTGTCAGCCACCGGCCTGACCGGAATGAGCGCAGCGGGGGCATCCACACTCAGCACCGCAGGCGATGCGGCTGGCATCGCAGGCTTTGGCTCCAACCTCATCAGTGGCCTTGGGCTGGCCGCGACAGGTTTTGGGCAAGCCGCCGCCGCCACGTTCAGCAACGGTCTGATCGCTGGGTTCAGCACCAACATGGCAAACGTGGGCGCACTCGCCTCTGGCGGCTCATGGATGACCGCGCTGGGCGCAGCAGCCCCGTACCTTGCCATTGGCGCTGCCGTCATTGGTTTGATTTCCGGTAACAAGAAAACCCCCACACAAGGCACCGGCGAAGCCTCGCTGACATACGACTCTGGCGGCAATCTGATAGGCAGCGACCTTGGCCGACCCGGCAATGGCGGCTTGTCTCAATTGGCGAACGGGGTTATTGCCAGCATGTCGGCAAGCTACTTTGCCACAGCAAAACAACTCGGGATCACCGCCGCAGAAGCCACCTTCGGGTTTGGTGGCAACACCGGCAAAGACAGCAAAGGCGCGAACTTCGCCCTGTGGTCAAGTGCCAACGGAACAAGTTACTCGGGCAGCAATAACAACAGTCAGTCTTACACACAAGAGCAGTTACAGCTTGAGGCCAGCCGCGCCGTGTTTACCGCGCTGCAATCCTCAAAAATGCCGCAGTACATTGCCCGTGTGTTTGACGGCGTGACCGCCAGCATCTTGACTCAAGAGCAGTTGGACGCCACCCTGTCTCGCGCTTTGGCGTTCAAAGCAAACCTGACCACAACAAACGCAACGCTGGCGACACTCAAACTCCGGTTGCTTGATGTCAGCATTTCCGGGTCTGACGCCGCCAACAGCCTGGTGGATGCCTTTGGTTCACTCGACAACCTGGCCGCATCCAGCAAAGCCTACTACGAGGCGTTCTACACCGAGTCCGAGCGCACCGCCGACAGCGCGAAGAATCTGGCCGATGCGATGGCACTGGTGGGCGTTGCCATTCCTGAAAGCAAGCAAGCGTTCCGCGATGTGGTCAGCGGCCTCGACCTGACCACCGAGTCGGGCCGCAATGCGTATGCCGTGTTGCTGACCCTCGCGCCGGAGTTTGCCGCCACCACCGACGCCATTGACAAGATGGCGGCTGAAACAGCCACGGCTTTGCTGAAAACGTTCACGGGCGACAGCCAACTGATCCCGGCGCTGGACGCTGCTGCCCTGAGTATTGGCAATGTTGCCAGCGGTGCCACCACCATGAGCGAAGGGTTGTCCTACATCAACCTCATCATGGGTGACGCAAGCTCTGGCGTGATCACGTTGGGTGGCTCCATGACCGTGCTGGGCGACGGCATGACCGCATCGCAAACCTCTGCCGAATTGCTCATTGACCAGATCGCCGCGCTGGGCGTGGCTGCTGACGGGTCGGTCATCGACTTTGACAGCCTGAGTACCGCGCTGCTGGGCATTGACCCGTCGCTCGTGGGCGCGTCTATCGAAGACGCCAACCGCTACCTGTCGGGCATCGACACCTTGCCCGTGGGCGCATCGGTAGAACAGATCAACGCCGCGCTTGGGGGTGTCAACACCGAAACCTTCGTTGCCACGGTCACGCTGGTGTTTGAGAACCTGGCCGAGCGCATTGGTGGGGTGATTGACAACATCACCAGCGAACGCATCGCCGTGCGTGAAGCCGCCTTGCAAATCATCAACCCCACGGTGATGACCAAAGACGCCATTGCCCGCAGCATTGCCAGCATCAATACCGGCCTGCCGAGCAACGCGGGCGTGGTTGCAGCTAATGCCACGTTGGCGACGGCTGACCAATCGCTGTCGTGGGTCAAGTCGGACTACGACTACCGCGCTGCCAACACCCCAAGCACAGCATCAGTTGACACAGCGCTTGCAACACTGTCGGCGGCAAACGCGGCAGTGGTTGCAGCCGACGCAGCCATTGCGGCCAACTCCTACATCAGCGCGGAATTTAACCGCTTGATGGCTGCTGGCGCTGCGGGTGTCAACCCTGACGCTTACGCCGCGCAATACGGCTATTCATCTGCCGTTGCCATCGGCTATGACCGTTATACAGCCGGTCAATCGGTAGCCCCAGCACAGCAGGGCTATGACGCTGCACTGGCAAGCTACAACGCGCAGTACCTGGAATACACAGCCGACATTGACGCGGCTGCACTGGTGGTGGCGTCGTACACCACAGCGCAAACCACAGCCAGCGCAGCCGCCAAAAAAGCCGCGCTCGACTACGCCAATGCACTGCAAACCTTTGCCATCGACGCGGGCAAGTCTGTCACCAAACTAAGCCGTTTGAGAGAAGAAACGGTGAAGTATTACGATGCGCAAAAAGCCCTGGCCGAACTCATGGGCACCAGCGCGGCGGGCCTGCGCAAGACCGTGGCCGACTACCGCTACGGCACCCTGTCGGACGCCGACCAACTCGCGCAACTCAAGACGCAGTTCAGCACCGCCTACAGCACAGCACTGGCAACGCAGGGCGACGGTGCCACGCTGGCCGGTTACGGCGACAGGCTCAATGGCTTGCTGGGGCCGCTGATTGACAAACTCAACGCCACCGGGCAAGAGAACTTGATCGCCAACTACCTGGCCCAAGCCGAAGCCGTGGCTGGGCTGATCGAGGCGGGTACGCCGGTCAACTACCAGCAAGACAGCCTTGCGTTGCTGGGTTCAATCGACGCCACGCTGGCCGCGCTCGACGCATCCAGCCAATCGGCAGAGTTCATCATCTCTGGCGCAGTCAAGGCCGGTTCTGACCGCACCGCTGACGGCTTGCGTGCTGTCATTGCCGCGCTCACCGGTCAGACGATCCCGGCGTTTGCATCGGGTGGCGCGTATGGCGGCGGCGTGGCCCTGGTGGGTGAAGACGGCCCTGAGTTGATCAACTTCAACCAGCCCGGTCAGGTCTTCAACGCCAACCAAACCCAAGGCATGTTCTCCGGCAACGCCGAACTGGTGGCCGAGGTTCGCGCCCTGCGCAGCGAAGTGTCCAACCTGCGCATTGAGGCCCGCGCCACCGCCATCAGCACCGCCAAGATCGCCAAGCAAGGGGATCGCGTGGAAGTTGAAGGCATGTTGACCCGCACCGAATAAGGAACGCATGAAAGTCATTCGCCCTCTCGACATGGCTTCGTCCATGCTGGTGTCCACCAGTGCGGTGGAAACGGACGCCGAGTACAACGCGGCCACGTCCTACGCGCTCAATGCCCGCTGCACGATGGCCTCGACCATGCGTACTTACGAGTGCATCCAAGGCCCAAGCACGGGCAACACGCCATCGACCTCGCCGCTGTACTGGACAGACGTTGGCCCCAGCAACAAATGGGCCATGTTCGACGCACAGGTCAGCACCCAGACCACAGCCACCAACACGCTCACCGTCACCGTTGCCACGGGCCTGATCGACTCCGTGGCGCTGGTGGGTGTGGACTGCCAGTTGGCTCAGTTGGTGGTGCGCGACGGGCTGGGTGGCCCCATCATCTACGACAGCACACTCCCGTTCACCGGGGACGTGCCAACCGATTGGTACGCCTACTTTTTCTACGACGAAACCAGCAACCGCACCATCGGCATCTTTGAGAACATCCCG